TCAAACTAAGCTATGTCCTGAGGGAACAAAGCTAGCGAATCAGACTGTAGACATAAACACGGATTGCGGGACAATAACAGGCGGTCAAACTAAGCTATGTCCTGAGGGAACAAAGCTAGCCGGTCAGACTGTAGATATAAACACGGACTGCGGAATAATAGGCGATGACCTTTGCCCTGCTGGACAAACTTACAACAGTGTCACAAAACAATGCGAGTATACTAAAGTCATATGTGGCCCCGGATTTACTCTTAATATTTTTACGAACAAGTGCGAAAAGGACCCTGTTGTGGAAGAAGAGGAAGAAGATGTTTTCACGCTTACCCCGCCTTCGTTGGGTCTGGCGGGCCGTGGTGATTTTGTCACCAGAGACGATGTTTTAGTTGAAAACCCAGGTGACTTGGGCGGTATTTATTCCATACTTCCTGCTCCGGTCCGTGAGTCGTTTTTGGCAGATCGTAGACAGCAGGACATTCGCAACGTAGCCGACGTTGTTGGGATTAGGCCGGGCGCTGGGTTGGATCAAGACCCGGGAGCTGTGGAGCGTTTTTCTCGGTACGCAAACGCTTTTGATATAGGGTTTCCGGAGATTTCGAATATTTCCGGCATTTTGCCTTCGGAAGCACCTTTGTATGAGGAAACGTTTGGAGTTGAGTTTCGGGACCCAGGCACTGCGCCACCGGTTAGGCCTACCGAAGATATTTCCAAAGAACGCTACACGCCTGATTTAAGTGTGTTTGCTAGAGGCGGTGTGGTTGAAAATGAAAACGGAATTGAGTCGTTGTTAAACAACCGCCAGCGGGCGGTAAACAGGATGTTGATAAAGCGGGCAGGGTCTTATTTTGAATAATAGCAAAGCGTCTAACGCGGCATTGTTTAAAAAGTTTTTAAGCCAGAAAAGTTTTCAAGACGGTGGCGCGGCATTAAGCTTTTCCGACCCTTTGTATATACAAGAAGATTATCGCCCGGAAGTTTTATCAGACATGGTGCGCCGTGAAGTTAGGTTAGACCCTTCAGACTACCCGACGGAAGACCAAAGCATGAGCGAAATGACGATGGATCGGCTTCGAGACATTGGTCAAGGCTTTTCAGATATTCCGGAGTTCGTGGGTAATTATTTAATTCAGCCGGATGAAAAAGGGATGCCGTCGTTTATTCCTGGTAAAGAATTAACCGGTGATGTTCTTGGAGTAGGAAAAGGCATCGTTACGGCTTTTACGGAAGATCCGGCAAGTTTTGCGTTGGACCTTATTCCGGGAGTGTCAAACATACGTTCCTACATGGATTCGAATGCTTTGTACGAGCAGGCAACTGAATTAGATAAATCGGGAGACCCGTTAGGGGCGGCAAAAATGCGTTCTTTAGCGTCTTTTACCATGACGGACGTTTTTAATCCAATTCCCGGCAGCGGTATAGCAATGAAAGGGATTATTGCGGGCAAGTTGGCGCAAAAAGCCCCTCAAAAGTTAAGCGACAATAGATTAGATATTTTAGAAAGGACCCCGGACAAGGCTATAGAACAAGAATTGTTCAGAGAAAAGGGTTCTTTTTTGGGAGAGGACGGAGAACGGAAGTTTGAAATAGATACCTCCCCGGCTCAAGTAGACATGGGAGAAGTGTCTATGATGGTAGCTTACGGCTCAAATAAAAATTTAGACCAGATATTAAATTTTCCGGAGCTTTATGAAAATTACCCGCAGCTTGCCGATGTAACAGTAGAACCAGGCTCTGGCGATTTTACCGCTCAATACTACCCGATCAAAAATAAGATAATATTTAACCCGTCTGAGTTAAATCCTAGGGACAAAGTAGGTTTTACCTCTGCAATTCTTCATGAAACGCAACATGCTGTACAAAACATAGAAGATTATTTACGTCCAGAGATTTTCAGAGAAAATGAAATTTCGTTGGAAGAGTACTTAGGCTTGCCAACAGAAGTTGAAGCAAGAAACGTACAACTTCGCTTTACTGACCCCTCTTTAAGAGACTTGCCTCCGACTTACACGACGGACCTAACTGCTGATCAATTTTCAGATGTTGGTGCCCTACGAGAACGAGTCAACGAGCAAAGCTATAACGAATTGCTTATGGGGCTTGATGAGCCTCCTGCAAGCATTCGTAAACCTAGTCCGGAAGACTTACTTCAAGAGACTATGGAGAGGATTCGTCAAAAAACCATAAACCGTAAGAAAGTTCCACGTGAAACATTTTTGCCCGAGGAGTCACGTGGCGACCCGTATGAACCCGAGGCGGATACTCGTTACAGACAGAATAACCCTAAAAGGTAACTAACATGGCAGAAGGTGACAACATAACTCCAATGGTAGAGCGCCGGGAAGACCCGATAGAGCTAACTATTGAGGATCAGGTGGACATTGCCGCGCCTAACGCTATGGAGCGCATGCCTAGCGAAGGTATGGACATTGAAATTACGGAAGAAGATGACGGGGGCGTAGTCATCGACTTTGATCCCGCTATGCGTGACATAGATGAAGGGGACTTTAACCGCAATCTCGCTGAAGAAATGGACCGGGGTGACTTGGGTTCTGTAGCGGCTGAGCTTATGGGCGAATACGATGCGGGCAAATCGTCTCGTCAAGAGTGGGAGGACGCTTACCGGGATGGGCTGGAGCTCCTAGGTTTTACCTACAAAGAACGCACAATGCCCTTTAGAGGCTCCACAGGGGTCACACACCCGCTTTTAGCCGAGGCGGCTACTCAGTTCCAGGCGCAAGCGTTTAACGAAATGCTGCCCCCTGACGGCCCTGTTCGTACATCTGTTATAGGCGCTCCAACTCGAGAAAAAGAACAGCAAGCACGGCGTGTAAAAGAGTTTATGAACTATTACATTACTAATGTGATGGAAGAATACACTCCTGAATTTGATCAAATGTTGTTTTATTTGCCCTTAGCGGGCTCCACTTTTAAGAAAGTCTACTTTGATGAGGCCTTAAATCGCGTTGTAAGCAAGTTTGTACCGGCTGAAAACTTGGTGGTTCCTTACGAAACCAGCAGTTTAGAGACCTGCGCATGTATTACTAACGTTATTTCAATGCCTTTAAACCAACTTCGCAAGCTTCAGGTGTCTGGTTTTTACCAAGACGTCCCTGTTTTCCCCGGTCAAGAGGTGGGAGACGAGCTAACAGACGAAATAGACAATATTCAGGGAGTAAAAGCCTCAAATATTAGTCACGATGTGACTTTGTTGGAATTCCACGTCGAGCTAGACCTTCCGGGGTTTGAAGATATCGACGAATCAGGAGATGAAACCGGAATAAAACTTCCTTATGTCGTTACGATTGTTGAAAACAGTGGAGTTGTGCTCTCAGCTCGCCGTAATTATGCTGAAGACGACGAAGAAAGGAAAAAAATTCAGTATTTTGTTCATTATAAGTTCCTACCAGGGTTTGGTTTTTATGGTTTGGGTCTTATTCACACGATAGGAGGCCTCTCTAGGACGGCTACAGCGGCTCTCAGGCAGCTTATAGACGCCGGGACGTTGTCCAACCTTCCTGCGGGCTTTAAAGCGCGTGGAATGCGTATACGGGACGATTCTGAGCCTTTGCAACCCGGAGAGTTTCGGGATGTAGATGCACCCGGAGGCGCAATTCGAGAAAGCTTAATGCCCCTGCCGTTTAAAGGGCCGGATTCTACGCTTTATCAGCTTTTAGGGTTCGTGGTGCAAGCCGGACAACGTTTTGCCACAATCACCGACTTAAAAGTTGGAGATGGTAATCAACAAGCCGCTGTAGGCACTACTGTTGCTATGCTTGAGCAGGGTAGTCGTGTCATGAGCGCGGTACACAAGCGTCTGCATTATTCAATGCGTCAGGAATTTAAGCTTTTGACTCGCGTAATGCACGAATCGCTGCCTCAAGAGTATCCGTTTTCGGTTGAAGGTGGCGATGAAACGATTATGGCGTCAGACTTTGACGACCGCATAGACGTAGTCCCTGTATCAAACCCCAACATTTTCTCCCAGGCGCAGCGTATTGCTTTGGCTCAAGCGCAACTTCAAATGGCTACGCAAGCCCCGCAAATGCACAACATGCATGAGGCCTTCCGTCGCATGTACGACGCTTTGGGTGTGAAAGATGTAGATAAGTTGTTAAATCAGCCTAGTTCTCAAGAGCCGATTCCTAAGGACCCAGCACAGGAAAACATTGATGCGCTGGAAAACGTGGGGCTTAAAGCCTTTGACGGTCAGAATCACGATGCGCACATTGTGTCGCACATGCTGTTTAGTGCTTCGCCAATAGCTGCGCAAACGCCTTCTATTATTATGGCCTTGCAAAAACACGTTACGGAACATGTAAAGATTAAATCAGAAGAAATGGCTATGATGCAGTTTATGCAACAAAGTCAGGGACAACCGCCAACCGACGATCAAATGCTCGAGATCGAAATGATAATTGCGCAAAACATTTCTCAAGAGCTACAGAATGTACGTCAATTGAGCATGCAGATAGCTGGTCAAGGACAACCGCAACAGCCGCAAGGCCCTGATCCGTTAATTGCGCTAAAAGAGCGTGAAATCGGTATTAAAGAGCAAGAAGCCATGGCGGACATACAAGAAGGACAAGCTAAACTAGATTTAGAGCGTCAAAAAATGATGGAACGTAGTCGTCAGTTTGATGATCGGCTTCAAAGCCAAGAGCAAATGACTGCGCAACGATTAGACGCTCAAGCTGAAAGAGAACTATTACGATTACGTGCTAACAGAGGAAATCAATCATGAGAACAGTAAAAGTTAACGGAATGGCCCCCGGCAAAGCTCCTGCGGCCACTAATTATGCGGATGTCAAAGGCCAGGGACGTATCCCGTATGCCAAAGCTACTGCGGAAAAAACGCCACAAACGAAGACCGGCACTATCACTAAAGGCAAGAGCCGTGGTATGGGTGCTATGCTTCGCGGTGGCGACTTTACTATTTGTTAGGAGAGAACCATGCCTTTGATGCGAGGAAACAACCCTAAGCAGATAAGTTCTAATATACGTAAGCTTAAGAAAGAGGGTTACCCACAGGATCAGTCGGTGGCTATTGCTCTTTCTAAGGCGGGTAAAACAAAGAAAATGTCACAGGGTGGCGCGGTTAAAGCGTTCAGTCCAATAGTTCGTGTAAAGCAACGATTCCAAGGGGTGTTCTAGCCCTTTTTATTTCACTATGCCTAAGGTATAAGATATACTCCAATCTTATGGGATAATCCTATACGGAGGAGTTATGGAGGACCTTTATATCGTTCAATTTATCCAAAAAAGGATAAAAGAGCGCAAAAGCAACATATTAGATCTTCTTGAAAACAACGGAATTAAATCTATGGAGCAATATGCTTCTTTGATGGGAGAACTTAATTCTTTGCATTATATACAACAGGAACTCTCGGACCTGCTAGAAAAACAGGAGCTAAAAAATGATTGAAGTCCCCGGGCATATAGCCGATGAACTAGAAGCGGAGAAAAAAGCTAAAGACGCGCAAGCGGCTAAAGCTGAAAAAGAAGAAAGTATAGACAACAGTTATGTTGAGTCGGAATCCCGCGTTTTAGATCCTACTAAAGTTAATAAATCTATGATTGAACGCATGCCCAATCCAACGGGCTGGCGCATGCTTATTTTACCTTACCGTGGAAAAGCCAAGACTGATGGGGGCATCTATATCCCGGATAAGATCCTGGACGATGGCCAGATTCAAACAGTTGTTGGTTATGTCCTTAAGCAGGGCCCATTGGTCTATGCGGATACGGAAAAGTTCCCGGACGGTCCTTGGTGTAAGGAAAAAGATTGGGTTGTTTTTGCTCGTTATGCGGGGTCTAGATTCCGTATTGACGGCGGAGAAGTTCGTATTCTCAATGATGATGAGATTTTAGCGACGATAGACGACCCCGAAGATATTATTAGCTTTTAAAGGAGTTTGGCATGGCTGAAGAGAAAAAAACTAGTGTCGATGATGGCACAGTAGATATTGAAGTTGGTGAAGGTTTTGAACCCGAAGAGGTGGAAATAGATTCGAATCCTGAAACTGAAGCTGATGGGGTGGAGATAAATGTTGCCCCGGAGGAAGAAAACGAACATGAAGAATATTCTACGTCTGTTAAAAAACGCATAGATCGTTTGACTAAAAAAATGAGAGAGGCGGAAAGGCAGAGAGAAGAGGCGCTTAAATACGCCCAAGGCGTTCAAAGCGAGTCCGATCAAATTAAAGCAAAGCTTAAAGCCGTAGACCAAGGGTATTTGAATGAATACGGCGGTAGGCTAACAGCAGAAACGTCCGCGGCTCAAGAAGCTTTTAAAAGGGCTATAGCTGTGGGTGACCCAGACGCCACTCTTGAAGCCCAAAAAAAGCTTACAGAGCTCCAGTTTTCAGCGTCTAAGCTAGAAGAAGCTAAGCGAGTTCAGGCTAGGAATCAAGCTGCTCAACAACCACAAGCTGCTCAACAACCACAAGTTGCTCAACAACCGCAGCAACAATACCAACAACCTGCGCCTAAAGCGGACCCTAGAGCAGAGGAGTGGGCCGAAAAGAACGATTGGTTTGGGTCAGACAACACTATGACTTTTGCTGCGTATGGGATACACAAACAACTTGTTGACGAAGCGTTTGACCCGACGAGCGATGACTATTATGATGAGCTAGATAAACGAATACGTGGAGAATTTCCACACAAGTTTTCGGATAACGGGGCTAAGCGACGAACCGCCCAAACTGTCGCTGGCGTATCCCGCACAAGTTCGTCAAAAGGGCGCAAGCAAGTAAAACTCACGCCAAGCCAAGTCGCTATTGCGAAAAAGCTAAACGTGCCACTCGAAGAATACGCGAAATATGTCAAATAAGGAGACGATTATGGCTGCTAAAAAACAAGGTTTTGAAGGTATTGATCGTTCTTCTCGCGCTAAAGACAACAGGGAGAAAGAGCAACGGCGTAAGCCTTGGGCTCCCCCATCCATGTTAGAGGCACCGCCTGCACCCGAAGGGTACAAGCACCGGTGGATACGTAAAGAGGTTCGTGGTTTTGACGACCGCAAGAACATTTCTGCACGTATGAGAGAAGGATATGAGCTTGTAAGAGCAGATGAATATCCAGATTTTGAAGCACCGGTAGTGGATTCAGGTAAATATGAAGGTGTTTTTGGCGTTGGAGGTCTTTTACTCGCACGCATTCCATTAGAAACTCTAGCGGAAAGGTCCGCATATTTTTCCGGAAAAACGCAAGATCTTATGGACGCTGTCGATCACGACATGATGCGAGAAAATGCTCACTCAACCATGGCGATCAATAAACCCGATCGTCAATCTCGTGTAACTTTTGGTGGCTCTAGAAAGAATTAAGCCGCCCCTTTAGGAGAAATACATCATGGCAAATCAAGCAACTGCCTATGGTCTTCGCCCTATTGGACTTGTTGGTAGCGGTGTAAATAGTACGGGTGTTACCCAGTATGAAATTGCCTCTAACAACACCAATGCTATATTCCAGTATAGTATTTGTACCCCTACATCGGCCGGTACTATTGACCAAGCAGGGGATACAGCAGGCGGCACTGTCGTCGCATTGGGAGTCCTAATGGGTGTTGAGTATGTTGATTCGGTTTCAAAGAAGCCCGTATTTATTAACTATTGGCCCGGTTCTGGTAGCGTCAGCGTGGATACTAACCATCCTGTTAAAGCTTTCGTAGCAGATAATCCGAACCAACTGTTTCAAGTTTCTACGGATGCAACTTTTACAAACCGAACAACGGCTCTAGCCGCTGTTTTTAGTAACGCTTCTTTGGGCACTTCTGCTCGAACAGGTTCTACTGATAACGGAAACTCCAATTCTCAGTTTAACGTGGCCTCTGTAGCTAATACAGCAACGTTGCCGTTGAGAGTTGTTGGAATTGTTGACGATGAAGCAAATAGCGATTACACAGTAGCGGGTATCCCGATGATTGTGCGTCTAAATGCTCACGCTAACGCTAACGCCGGTGGTTTTGATTCAGAAACCACTGCCATAACCACAGGTATTTAAGAGGGCTAAATCATGGCTATATCTCGCGCACAACTAGCGAAAGAGCTGGAACCCGGACTAAATGCTTTGTTCGGTTTAGAGTATGATCGTTATGAAAACGAGCACGCAGAAATCTTCGACGAAGAATCTTCTGATCGTGCATTCGAAGAAGAAGTGATGTTGTCAGGATTTGGCACGGCCCCCGTTAAAAATGAGGGTAATGCCATTTCGTTTGATGACGCGCAGGAGACTTATACTGCACGTTATACTCATGAGACCATTGCTTTGGCATTCAGCATTACTGAAGAAGCGGTTGAGGACAATCTTTACGATCGTCTTGCAGCCCGCTATACACGCGCTCTTGCACGCTCAATGTCCCAGACTAAGCAGATTAAAGCTGCTTCTGTCTTGAACAATGCGTTCAATACAGCAGTGCCTGTAGGCGATGGTGCGGCACTTTGTTCCGCAGCTCACCCTTCATTGTCTGGCAACCAAGCTAACCTTTTGGCCACTCCGGCCGACCTTAACGAGACGTCACTTGAGCAAATGCTCATTGACATCGCGGGTCTAACGGATGAACGTGGTCTTAAGATTGCGGTACGTGGCATGAAGTTGATTATTCCTAAAGAACTGCAATTTATTGCAGAGCGAGTAATTAACTCTAACCTGCGTCCTGGCACTGCCGATAACGACATCAATGCTACTAAGTCTATGGGGATGATTCCTGACGGTGCGGTGGTTAACCACTTCCTCACTGATACAGACAACTTCTTTATTAAGACTGATGCTCCTAACGGTTTTAAGATGTTCAACAGAACTCCTCTTAAAACTGCGATGGAAGGCGACTTCGATACTGGCAACATGCGATTCAAGGCCCGTGAGCGTTACAGCTTCGGCGTCTCAGATTGGCGTGCTGTGTACGGTAGCGGCTCATAAGACTTCGGTCTTTTTAGGAAAAGGGGCGGCTTGTGCTGCCCTTTTTTTTATCGTATCTTATATATGTCCCTGACAGTCGCATCCCGCGACTGACACTAGCCACGACAGGAGATCTTCATGGCGACTACTACTTTTTCTGGTCCTATTAAGGCCGGTACAATTCGTAACACCATTGGTACAACCGTTGGCACAAACGTAGCTAACATTGGTTTTGCAACAATGGCCCAGTCTATTATCGTAGATATTACCGGTGCCAGTGCTTTAAACCAAAGAGTTGCTATAGTCCCTGCAAACTCTCAAATAATTGACGTTATTTTAAACGTTACTACCGCTAACACTGACACGGGTGCGGCTACCGTATCGGTAGGTACCGCCGCAGATGCCAATGCTTTTCTGGACGCGGTAAATGTCAAAGCTTTGGGTACAACTCACGGCACATTGGACACAGAAGCCACTAATGTTGGCACTACTGACCTAGAAGTTCTTGCGGATTTCACAGGGGCTACTGGTGATGGCACGGGCGCCGGAACGGTTACTGTTGTGTATCTTCAGAATAACAATCTTACATAAGCTACTTTTAAGGAGAAGCGTATATGTCGGGTTCTGATACTTTAGCAAAAAGAGTAACTGGCACCGGCTCTGTCGGTGTTGGTCCCGCTCGTGTCCGGGGGTTCCAAGTAACCACGGGTGCCGGGGCGGGAAGGCTTACCATAACGCAAGGAAATGGTGGCGCTACGGCTATAGACATAGATTTCGGGGCAAGCACTTCTGATTCGGTTTTTATACCGGATGAGGGAGTAAGAGTGTCCGATATATATGTTTCGGCTTTAACAAATATAACTGCGGTAACTATATTCTATAATTAACTGGGGTTTTTATGGCCACTACAAAGGCTGTTAAAAGAACACCTTCTGGTAAAGTTTCTTATAGAGGAGAGACGTTTTCCGGCTATAACAAGCCTAAAAGGACGTCTGGCGGTAGCAAGAAGTTTGCCGTGTTGGCCAAAAAAGGCGATGACGTAAAGCTTGTTCGTTTTGGGGACCCTAATATGACCATTAAAAAGGACATCCCTGCTAGACGAGCAAGCTTTAGAGCACGTCATAAATGCGATACGGCAAAGGACAAGTTCTCGGCACGTTACTGGAGTTGTAAGAAATGGTAGGTAACGAGGTTTTAGATTAGCTTAGGAGAATTATCATGGATCAAGGTTCTAATTGTAGTCCCCGTAAAAGAGAAGCCATGGGTATGATGTATGGTGGAGAAGCTAAAAAAATGGCTAAAGGCGGTTGTGCTGTAAAAGGCATGAAAGTGGGCGGACCAGTAAAAATGAACAAAGGCGGTTGTGCTGTTAGAGGCATGAAGTAAGTATGCTCAAATGTAAGGGCATGGGCAAAGTCCGTAACGGATTAAAAGTTACGGGTTACGCTGATGGCGGGGTAACCACCAAGAAAAGAAAGTTCCCGGATCTTAACCAGGACGGGAAAGTGACTCGTGCGGACGTTTTGAAAGGCCGCGGAGTCCCCGGTTTTAAAAATGGCGGAGATCCCAGTAAGGACGCTTGTTACCGTAAGGTTAAGGCGCGTTATAAGGTTTTTCCATCTGCCTACGCTTCTGGCGCGATAGCCAAGTGCCGTAAAGTTGGCGCTAAGAACTGGGGGAATAAATCCCGTGGCAGTTCGTAAGACTAAGAAAGGCGCAGACCTTAAACGGTGGTTTAAGGAAGAGTGGGTAGACGTTCGCACGGGTAAGAAATGTGGACGAAAAGAAGGTGAGAAGCGGGGAACCCCGTACTGCCGACCCAAAAAGCGCGTTTCTAGTAAGACTCCTAAGACCTCTGGTGAGATGACAGCGGCAGAGAAGAAGTCCCGTATAGCGCAGAAGAAGCGTCTTGGGCAACCGGCAGGTAAACCTAAGCGTGTGACATCGCTAAAAAGGAAAAAGAAATAATGGCTAAGGGTGTAAACCACTATTTTAAAGACGGTAAAACGCACCGAGGGGGCACGCATAAACACCCCGACGGGACTATAATGACAGGTAAAACGATGTCAGCTA